CATTAGAGCGGGACGGCCTGTGAGGTTGCGCTGTGGTTCTTGCCGTGGACGTTCATCTCGAAGCCGCCGTCGAAGGACATGCGACGCACGATCGACGACGGGTAGTAGGTCTGGTCAAACTTCGTACCGGTGCCTGAAACCTGAATGACAGTGAACGCGCTCAGCGCGACGTCGCCCGGCATGCGGCATGAGAACTTCATCTCGTGCTGAACGATCAGGTCGTACTTCTGTTGTGCGATCTGGAGCGCGCGCTGCTTGTCGATGTTCGGAAAGAAGAACGTGAACACCTGGCCGCCGCCGGCCGTCGTGGCCTGACCCGGTTGCAGGCTGCCGACCTTCTTCGGCGGATAGGTCGCGTTGAAGCCATACTGCTGCTTGTCATTCCACGACCGCACCACCACCGTGACGCCGCGCGACACCGTGAGCGTGCGCTGGAACTGCATGTCTTCGACGTTGCCGGCCTGCGCGACGTATTGAGCAGTGCTCGGATTCACCCGCGTCCAGACTATCGGGTACGGCGTCGAGTCAGCTGCGGGCGGCGGCCCGAAGTACAGCGTCTTGTCGGTCACGTAGACGCGGAAACCTTCCTGCTGCGCGAGAAACGAGAGAATGTCCCATTCCGTGCGCTCATCCATCAGGTTGACGTGCTCGATGTCGTAGTACGCGCCGGCGACCGTCTTCGTCGCCGTAACGTTCGGCGTCAGCCCGCGCCGCTTGGCGAGCGTCGTCGCAATTTGGCTCGACGTCTGGTTCTGGAATTTCTCCGTCGTCTTGGCGTCGATAAAAACACGCGTCAAGTCGCGGCCGCGCACGGTGATGACGTCCTGTGCGATGTCATAGTCGATCGTGTCGGCCTGACCGTAGATCAGCTTTGTCAGATCAGCCGGCGTGTACGTGTCGTAGTCCGCTGGAAATCCGGCGAACAATTCGATGTACATGTCCTTCTGGTCGCTGAACCAGTTGACGTCGGTTGCCGCCGGCAACGCGGAGCCAATGAACCGCACGGTGAACGTGTCAGCCGACGACAGAGCGTTGTTCTCGACCTCAAAGTCGAGCCAGGCTGGCGCCAGCGTGCCGTTGATGCGGACCAACCCGCGCGGCACAGTGACCAATCCGGCCGGCTGCGTCACGAGGATCCGGTCTGCATTAGGCATTCGCTACTCCGTCCGCTGCCGCGGCGTTGTTCGTGGGCGGCAGCGCTATGTTCTGCGTGCCGTTGATGTTCGGATCGCCACCGAGCGCCGGATTGGCCTTGGAGATCGCCACCCACCCGGTCGCGTCCTTGTAATACTTGGCCGCCATGTCGTAGAGGTTGCCGCCCACGACCGTGACAGTCTTCGACGCCGACCCGATCGTCCCGATGTTCGTGCTGATGCGCGACAACACGCCCTGCAGCGTCAGCAACTGCGGCTGCTGCGTCATGGTGTTGACCTGGGCGCTCAGTTTCGAGACCTGCTGTGCGATCGGATTGTTCGGCAGTAGGCCGCCGACCGTCGACACACTCTGCAGCGTGTTCTCGCCGGCGGCGATCAGCGTACTGACCTGCGCCTGAGCCTGCGCGAGCGGCGCGAGCACCGTCTGAAGCGTGCTTTTCGCCGCCGTCGCAAAGCTCGACACCGCGCCGATTGCGGTTGTGAGCGCCCCCATGCTGGACGTCAGGCCCGCATTGCCGATGCTCGAACAGATGCCGTTCGCGGTCGAGATGTCCGCGCCGATCAGCGTATCGATGCCGGGCGCGACTGTCGGCCCCTGCGCGGCGTTGTCGGCCACGACTTCGAGCTCGATCTGGTAGTAAATCTCGAACTCGCGCGCGAAGTCCTCGATGAACCGGCGAATCACGACCGAATAGCTGTACTGGCTGAACGTCAGCGTCAGCATCTTCTGCGCGAGCGCCATCTGCTTAAGCGTGCTCGCGCGCTGCAGGGCGTTGTCGCCGAGCAGCATCCCGGACCACTTCAGCGGCGCCGGGTCATAGCCCATCATGTTGATGTTGCGGGCGCCGCCGACCATCTTGCGGACGACGACGCCAATCGCGGTTTCCATCGTGATCCGCTCGGGGATCTCGTACTCGGAAAACGTGAAGTCGCCGAGCTGCAGAACTACAGGCATATCAGTGTCCGGTTACGAATTGATTGATCGGCGAGGCATTCGGGTCGAAGAATCCGGTTCCGAGCGACGACGACGTCTTGCGCACGATCGTCTCGACGACCTTCGTGTGAATCGGCGTGCCGTCCATCGTGGCGTGAACCGTCACCGTGGTACCTCCCGCCGCTCCCGGCGCAACGTATCTGCCGTGCCCTTCATGCGAATACGGATGATCGAGCGCGGCGAGGCGGCGCTGCGCGTCAGGCGTAAGGTTTGCGCCGGGCCGCACTTTCCCGTCAGGGTCCTTGTCTTTTGCGTCTTCGATTTCCTGAGACGTCAACGGTCGGAACGCGTAGGCGGCCGCGGCGAGCGTGCCGAGCGCCAGCACAGCAATGCCAATCGGATTAGCCAGCATCCCGATTGCGCCGAACAGCGAAAACTTGCTTGCGCCGCCGATCATCGCAGTGATGCGCGCCAAACCAACAGCGCCGCCAGCAGCCTGCATAGTCATTGCCAGCCCGAGGCCGCGAAGCGCCGCAGTGAGGATCAGCACTGTGCCTCTGAACATCAGCGATCCGGAGAGGCCGATCAGCGCATACGCGAGCGCGCGGAACATCGCTGGATGCGCCTCAACCGTCTTCGACAGGCCATCCAACGCACCCGCCAGCTTCAGCAACCCGCCAGTGATGACGGGAAGATAAACAGAGCCGAACATGGCCAGGAAGTTTGTCCATGCCGATTCTGCGGCAATCTCCGCGCCTTCTGGAGACTTGATGTACTGCTGATAGCCGCTCGAATAGTCCTTTGCGTTGCTGAAAATCCGCGAGTCCTTCGCGAACTTCATGCCGTTGACGATCAACTCACCGAGGAAGTCTCCGGTCGACCGATTGAACTTCGACGCTAGCATTTCAGCGACTTGCTCATTGCTCAGATCCATGCCGTAGCGCTTGCGAATAGCAGGCGCCAGCACGTTCTGTACAAACTGGTCCGGGCGATGCGAGAACTGTGAAATCAGGTCCGATCGCAACCCGCCAGTGACGGGCATCTCAGCCTTGCGAAGATTTGCCTTTTCCTTCGCGCTGAGTGGCAGCTTGTTGATCGACTCATTGATCAGCTTTACCTGATCGGGGCTGACACCGATTTGCAGCAGTCCGAGCGAAGCGAGAAAACCCTTCGCCTTGTTGTCCATGTGGCCGCCGACGAGCGAACTGAATGCCGTCATGCCTGACGTGCCAGCGGTCGGGCCGCTTTTCGCTTGCATGTATGCCGCAAAAGGACCGTACAAAAAGTCCTTGTCGTACATGGTGTACGCCATCTTGCCGGTTTGCGACGCGTGGAAGAAGTCGCTTGGCGACACCTTGCCACCCGATCCGGTGTACACCTGCGACATGCGCGCCAACTCGTCGCGCATCGCGTCAGGATGCTGCGTTAAGCGGTCGCCGCGGTGTTCGAGCGCCTTCACGGCGTTGTAGACGAGCCCTTCTACTGGCTTGCCGTCGTTCTGCACGCGCGCCATGATGGAGAACTTCTGAAAGTCCTCAGACATGCCGATTGCGTGCGGTAGATCACCAAAAGCCGTATGCAGATCGCGGATCAGGCTGATATTGTCTGCTATGGTCGAACCGAGGTTCTTGTGCGCCAGCATCTGCGCCTGCGCAAACGCCTGAGCATTATCTGAAGAAGACAGGTTCAGCGCCGTGAACTTCTGGCGCTCCTGCTCGAGCTTCTTCGCCTGCTCGTATGGGCCTTTGAGCATGCCAGCGATACCGGCGCCCAATCCGAGCATCAGGCCGCCCTTCATGGCCTGTTTGTTGATACTATCGATACGCTTCTGGAGTGCAGCGGCCTGCGCCTCCGTGCGCATGAAATCCTTGCCTAGCGCAGCCAAGCCGAGTGCGGCATGGTTGATCAGGCTAATTTTGACGCCGATCTTAAAGGCTTCGAACATGAAACGCTCTCTTAAATATCGCCTGCATGAATGGGCGGCGGATCGCTTTGAATCCGTCCAGTACCCGTCGATCCGGGCGACTACCGACGCCGGCAAGTTGCGGGCGCCGATTCGATTCGCTCATGCGATGCCGATCTGGAGCCGCGTCGACACCATCCTGATAAGCCTTGGCGGCCTCGCAATCGGCGTAATCGTGCTTTTCCTGCTCGGCCTGATTGCCTGGTCGCTCATTACCGGCTAGTCGATCTTCGTGTCATATCCGAGCGAGCGCGGCAGGTTTCCGCGCCCCAACAACCCGGCAACGAACGCTTTGCCGAGGATGCGCTTGATGAGCGCCTCGTTATGCAGCACAGCCGGCCCGAGGAATGGGCGCGGCGGGATCTTGTCGGTCCCGAGTTCCTGATAGACAGCGACTTGGCTCGTTGAGCCGATGGTCGCCTCTATGCCAGAAACATCCTTCCCGATCGAATCGCGCATTTCACCCGACCGCAACAGCGGTTGATCCGGCGAATACCCTTTTGCTACGCGATCTTCGACCGTCGATTCAGCGAGTTGCGCCCATGCCGGGAAAGGACCGATTGCAGCCTGATACGAGCCGATCTCGTCTTTCGCCTTGTCGCGCACAGCCGTTGCCACTTCATCTAGCCCGCGGCGCAATTCAAGCGCCACAGCGACTTCGAGCGTGGCAAGGTGCCGCGCGAACTGCCCAAGGCTCGTGAATTCCTTCATTTCGGCTCCTCAAAAGCCATGTTCTCGAAGTTGAATTTGTGCCCTTCGAATTCCGAGAACTTGATTGAGAACGCCGCGCGCGTCACGTCATCCAGCGCGAAGGCAACGTCAAACGGGACGTTATTTTTCACGAGCCAGAGTGCTTCGCTGATCGGGACCGACATGACTAGTTTTTTATCGCGTCTCGCGTCTCATCGGCGCTCTGTGCGCCAAAGTTTTCTTGCACGCCCTGCATCACCGCGGCGACGCCCTCTTCATCCAGACGGGTGATCAGCGCCTCGATTTCGCGCTCGCTGTTCGGCTGGCTGACCGGCACGCCGTCGATCTCGACGACATACGTCAGCGGCAGCACCATCTGCACATAGACCGTGTTCTCTGCGGACTTGCCGAGGATCTTCACGAGTCGGAACTGCGCCAGAACGCCGGGTTTTTGCAGCGCGATCGAATGACCATTGGCCGATTCGATGACCACGCGCGCGGCGGCTTGCTTGACGATTGCCGAACTCGGCGTCTCGCCTTGTCCGTCCTGCTTCACAGTGAGTTTTGCCATGGCTTTTAGGTGAGAGTTTTCGGGATGCGGCCGACGTCAGGCCGGCCGCATGGATTACGCGAGCTTGAGGCGGCGCTCAGCGAGCCAGTCGACGGTCATCTTCACCGTCTCGTCGCCGGCGGCGTCGCCCGGGTTCGGAAACTTCAGAATGACGTTCGCGTACTGGTATTGCGAGATCGCGCCGCTGACTTCGGTGATCGTTTCGGTGATCGTCGAGGTCAGGTTGTTCTGGCCGGCGTAATAAGCAGCTTCCTGCGCGGCGAAGAAGTCGTCGACCGTGCTGTCCTGCCGCTCGATTTCGAACGTGCCATTCCAGCCATCGGGAAACACGACGTGACGCGTGCGGCCGTCGAGACCTTTGATCTTCTTGTCGATCAGATCCTGCTTTTTCGTGAACTTGGTCACGAGGTTGAACTGGATCGGACCGCTCGGCGTCTGCACATTGACCGCGTAATCGCGGCCTACGGTAAAGCCATTTACAGGCATGAGTCGCACCTATGAAAAAGAAAAGCGCCCGAAGGCGCTCATGTGCTGTTGAAAGTGCGGCTTAGCCTGCCGAGACGCTGCTCGAAGACTTCACGACAACCGTCTGGCCGCCTTGCAGGTTGATGACGAAGTAGAAGACGATCGAGAGATACTTGACCGTCACGTTCGCCGTCATGTAGCCGTTGGCCACCGCCTGATCGCTGTTGTTCGTCTTGTCGATCACCACCGTGTACGGCACGGCCTGCGGGTTGTTCACGTCGCCGATGTAGCCGACGTTCCACAGGTTCGACAGAAACGCCTGCATCGCCGACTTCGCCTGATTGCGAAGGTCGGTCGTCTGCGGCTTTCCGATCACGTAACCGAACGCCGCCGACAACGTCAGCGCGAGATAGTTCGTCATCCGCGTGTAGTTGTCGCCGCACGTCGCCGGGTTGCTCGACGCGTTCTTGCCGGTCTGGCACGCGTAGTAGTTGCCGCCCGGTGACGGGTTCGTGATGACATCGAGGCGCGACACCGACACCTGACCGATTTCGGCTTGGCTGTACTGGTTCTTCTGCGCGACGCGCTGCGTGCTGGCGATGCCGAAGATCGGATCGTTCAGGCTCGACAGGTGCGGCGCCATGGATGCCTGATTGGGCGCCCAGAACGTCGTCGGACCGAGCAGGCGCTGCACGCCGTTCGTGTTGTCCTGCCAGTAGATCCAGTCGCCGACGAACACCTTCAGGCCGTAGCCATCAGCGCCCGCGGTGTTCAGGCCGGTAGAAACCGTCGTGTACGACGAACCGGACGCGCCCTGCACGCCGAAGTAGATGCCTTCGGACAGAGCGAACGCGAGGATGGACGACCACGCGGTCGAATCGGTGTGATCGATCAGCGTCGCGACCTGCACGCCCGAACTGCGCAGCGCAAACATACCCTTGCGGGTTGCGCTCGTGCCGTCCGTGCCGAGCAGAACGGCATCGGTAAGCGTCGTCGTGCCGTCGAGGCCGCCCGTCGAGGTGAACGTGTTGACGACGCTCGGGAGCGCAGTCGAAGTGCCGATCGTTGCGACGAACAGTTGCGACGGACCGCGCGCCGACGTGCCGAGGTTCACGGCGTTGACGAATGCTGTCCACAGCGCCCCGGCAGTGCCGGTGACGTTGTCGAACACTTCCGGCGTGAAGCCGGGGCGCGTCAGCGTGAGTTTGTAGCTCGATGCCGCAGTGCCGGTCGTGATCGCAGCCGTCAGCGTGTTGCCGATCGTGCCGGTGTAGATCGCCGTCAGCGTCAGCCCGGTGATTGTGCCTGCCGTGTCTTTCACGGCGCAGCTTGCGGCGGCATCGGTGCCATCAGTGACGCGCACATACTGGATCGCGTTCGCGCCAGCGGCCAGCGCCACCTGCACGGCCGTCGACACGTCGTACTTGCGGACCTGCGGCGAGCCGAGCCAGTTGGCCTGATCGTTGCCCGAGCCGATAAGCGTCGCGCTGTTGACGGGGCCCCAAGAGCCCACGCCGACCAGACCGAGCAGGTTGGTCGCAACGCCGTTGATGATGGGGGGCGGCGGCTGAATTTGCAGATAGACGCCAGGCGCAGTAAGCGCGGTGACGTTTAATTGCCCCTGCTGGAAAATGGTCATGTAGGCTTCCCAAATGAAAAAAGCCGCCCGGAGGCGGCCTTTTCAGCGTTGATGTGGTGTTACTGCGCAGCCGTCTTGACGACGTGACCTGCGTTTTCGCCGGCGAGCACCTTGGCGATGTCGTCAGCCGAATCGATGCGCGCGCCGCGCTCGTAGTCGCCGAATGGATGAATCACGACGAGCGCGAAATCCGCCTTCGCGGCGGCCTGTTTGTCAGCCATGACGGCTCCTAGTAAATGATGGTCTTGATGACCGCGCCCTTCGGATCGGTCAGGTTCGTCTGTGTCACCACGACGTCGGTCGCCTGTTGCGAGATCGTCGTCGGATACTCGACCGAGTAACAGAGGTCGCGCCGGTACAGGTTCGCTTTCTCCTGCAGGTCGACGACGTCTGAACTGTGGTACAGCAGCCGTCCGCCGAAGCCGTCAGGCAACGACAGGAAGTTGATCTGCGCGAGCATCGGGTCGAGCACCTTGGCCGCTGCATCGCGCAGCGCCGGTGTCGGTGCCCAGATGACGATGCGCAGCACGCGCGACTGACGCTTGACCTCTTTCGCCACCGTGCC